TCCTCATCGGGACCAACATTGGAAAGGAATCCTGGGACGAGTGGCGGGAATGGATTGAGAATACCAATGACGACATGCCCGTCATCAAGAACCTTGGGATGGCGAAAGACAAGGGCCTGCCGCCAAAAGCAGATGAGCTCATCCACGGCGTATTGAGGCAGGGGCACAAGATGCTCATTGCAGGACCATCTAAGGCTGGCAAGAGTTTTGCGCTCATCGAGCTAGCTATGGCCATCGCATCGGGAACCACCTGGCTTGGACATTTTCCTTGTGAAAAAGGAAAGGTCCTCTACGTCAACCTTGAGATTGATGAGCCATCCTGCTTTGACCGCTTTGACGTTGTGGGAAAGGCCCTTGGTATTGGTCATGAGGCTGACTACAACGTGGAAATCTGGAACTTACGCGGCAAGTCCGTCCCCATGGATAAACTAGCACCGAAAATCATTGCCAGGGCGCAGGAATCAGATTACATGGCCATCATCATTGACCCCATTTATAAAGTCATTACAGGGGACGAAAACAGCGCCGACCAGATGGCTCATTTCTGCAACCAATTCGACAAAATCTGCACTGAGCTTGGCTGCGCTGTCATTTACTGCCACCATCACAGCAAGGGCGGGCAAGGCCTCAAGAAGTCCATGGACCGCGCCAGCGGGTCCGGCGTCTTTGCCCGTGACCCGGACGCTATGCTGGACATGATCCAGCTCAAGGTCAAGGACCAGGACCCGGACGATATTGCAACAGCTTGGCGCATCACAGGGACCTTGCGAGAGTTTCCGTCCTTTCCTCCGGTCAATGTCTTTTTTCGGTATCCCGTCCATGTAGCTGACGATACGGACATGCTCAAGGATGCCATGGAAGAGGGCAGCCTGGCTGATGTCTATCAGAAGGGTAGGGAACAGTCGAACAAGGCGAAGAAGGAAGAAGCTGCAAAGAATGTCGACAGTGTGGAAATCGCTTTTGAAGCGTATGCGAACGAGTCAGGGAAAGCGAAGCTGGAAAATATGATTTCTTATTTCTCAAAAAGCGAAAACACCGTCCGGAAATATATTAAGGAACACGGTGGGTTTGAAATTAAAAATGGTCTGGTCGAGAGGTCAAAGAATGAAGAAAAATAATTTATTGATTTGCTTAGATAAAGAAAAGCTCAGCTCAGCACAGTTATATATATAGTATTGAGCTATTTTGAGCTGCATATGTCAGGAAGTAGGGGGTAAATGTGTGGGACTACGTTTCCCACACACATTTCCCCTCTCCCTACTTCTCCAGACATATGGACAGTGGTTCTGAATTGAATTTCAAAAGTTTAAAAGTCAAAACAGAAGTGTAAAACTAGGAAATGGAAGTGAAGCAATGACTAACAGTAAAAGAAAAGGCGCAAAGGGCGAGCTTGAAGTGGCTAGACTCTGCAGAGAGGAAGGTTATGAGGCTCGACGGTCGGCACAATTCTGTGGAAATAATGAGGATGGCACTGCCGACGTTGTGGGACTCCCGGGAATCCACATCGAGGTCAAGCGTGTGGAGCACCTCAACATTGATGACGCCCTTGACCAGGCACGGAGAGACGCGGCAAAGACGACAGGAAACCTGCCGACGGTATTCCACCGCAAGAATAACACGGGCTGGAAAGTTACGATGGACGCCGAGGATTGGTTCAAACTTTACAGGGAATGGGAGGCGGGGAGAAATGAGAAAAAATCAGATTGATTTAGGGTTGACCTATATGTCTAGTGCTATTAAAAAGATAGAAAAAGAAATCATCCCTGCATGCGAATCAGCCATCATGCAACTGATCGTTTTCACAGAGTCTTTAGGGTACAAAATGACAAATGACAAAGACCTGTTTGATGCCATGATGCTTATCAGCAAGCATTGCCAGGAAGCAGAAGCCGGGACCTGCACCAAATGCATTTTCCACAAGAAAGACAAAGGCTGTGGACTGGTACGCCATTTCCCGAATGACTGGGCTGGAAATATGGAGGAAGAACAATGAACTTTTTTGAAGCAACGAGGATCTTAAAGAACTACTGTGAAGAGCAAGAGAATGACTGCAAGGGCTGCATGTTTTATTTGCATGAGCCTGGAAGAGGATGCAGGATTTCGGATGATATTCCTTGTGACTGGGAACTGCTCCAGCGAGATGAGGGGAAGGGCTATGATCCTGTCCACCACCCCCCTCATTATTCATGGAGAGGGTTTGAAGGCATTGACTTAATCAAGAAATTTGTAAAAAAGCAAAAAGATTCCTTCCTTGCGGTTTGCGAGGCAAATATCCTCAAGTACCTTTACCGTTATCCCATGAAAAACAACGTGGAAGACCTGCGCAAGGTTGCTGAGTATGCGAACATGGCCGCGGACCATCTGGAACAGAATGGTGGTGAAGAGGATGCTTGAACCATTGATTTATTGTTACAGAGTGGGTAGTGAACATATTCTTTACCGCAAGGTCAAGGACGGCCTTTGGGGTATCGCTAAGGGGACTGACAGCGTTTTCAATCCTCAAGACGTGAAGAAGTGGTACGATTCACGCATCAAAGCCATGACTGCTATGAAGAGGATAGAAAAATAATCGTTGGAGGTGCATCATGGAGCCAATGACAAGAAGGAGCCATCCCTTATCCAGGCAGGAAATCAAGGAAATCATGAGGATGCCCGTTCCTATTTTCAGGAAATGGATTATGACCTATTCCATGACGGTTTACAACCTGGGGGTTGACGATTGCAAGGATATCCTGCATGACGAGTTTGGATTTGGGGGAAAACGCCTGAAACGGTTGGTGGATAGGCTTATGGATAAGCAACGAAAAGTCTTGGAAGGGGATGAAGCAGGAGATGACGGGCAGAGCGCTGCTGGAAGAAGTTAAGCACGCAAGACAGCATCTCAATGTCCTAAAGGACGAACTAAGGGAGCAACGGTCCATGCTTGATGGCATTCGTGCCATTGTATATGACGGAATCCATGTGAGTGGCGGAGTTTCACGCGATGTTGCTGATGGAATTGACGCCTTGGAAAGGAAGAAGCTTGAAATCTGCAATGAGTGGGTCAGGTTAGTAAATAAACGTGCCCAGGTACAAGCACTCATAGCGAGGATGACCAAACAGGAACACAAGGATCTATTGATCGAACGCTATATTAATTGCAAGAGGTGGGAAGACGTCTCAAGGGCTATGAACTATGATCAGCGGTGGCTGTTTCGACTTCACGAAAAGGCTATCAAGGAGTTCGAAAAAATCTGCAACGAAAACACGCCATAAAAAGCCACTATTAAAATTTGATATGATTAAGCTGTCAGAAATGGGGACGCGGGAGAAGACACGGCGGCCTTCTCCCGTCCCACACACCTGGCACTTCCTTTTAATTGTCTCCCCCTTACAAGAGCGCTGTAGCTAGAAACTGCGGCGCTTTTTGTTTTAATGGGGGGGTATGGTTCAAAAAATAGGACTATCAAAAGCGCATTCGGCGGTAGGTTTCCATTTTTTTCAAGGTGGTTAACAGAAATGGCAAAAGCAAGCAGAACAAGGGAAATTAATAATCTTTATCAATTTATATACAGTCTAAAGAATAAATGCGACAGTATCAATGACGTAAACAAGGACCTGATCTTGCAATATTGCCGCTTTACGATCATGAGCAACGAAGTATCAAAGGAGATCCAGGACGGGCTGGGCGTCAAGGAACCAGACGAGCTGGCAACGTTGATCGGGCTGTACAAAGAATTTAATAAAATCGCCATTGCATTGTACAAGACCTTGAAATTTGACTCCATCAAAGAAGAACTGAAAGCCGATAAAAACCCATATTTCGAATTGCTAGAGGATGCTAGAAAAAATGGGAGCGATTAAAAAACGCTGCCCAACGTGCCATCAGCTTTACGAAGGAAAACGCTGCCCGACCTGTACGCGGAAATATCAAAACAAGCGGATGCAGGAAAACGAAGCGCGGAAAATGTACGGCAGCCGGAAATGGGAGAAATGCCGAAAAAATGTACTCATTAAATACATGGGCTACGATGTTTGGATGTTAGGCATTGGGGTTTACTCCCGCCCCGCGCGGCCGGTGGTCCATCACATCATAGAGCGGGACGAAGCACCGGAACTGGCCTACCGCCTGGACAATCTCATTACTGTGAGCATTGAGAGCCACGCGGAAATCCACGCCATGTACAAGAAGGACAAGGAAGCAGCACTGGAAAGAATCCAGGCTGGCATTATGGAATTTAGAAAACGTTTTGGTGGTGGTTGATGAATGTATGAACAGGAACTGCGGGCCGTAACGGTCCCCACGGAACTGAAAAATTACATAGGCGACTATTACCGGGCGTTAATCGAACGGGATAAAAAAGGATTACTAGGGCGGGCGGAACTGCTATGCTTCACCCGTTTTCTGGACCTTGCAAAGAAATACCGTTTTGCCGCTGACGAAATGGAAACCATGTTTAAATTTCTGAATCTGCTTATTTACGTGGACCAGGACGGCAAGGCAAAGCACCTGGAATTATACCCGGCGCAGAAATTTATCATGTGCGGAATTTTCGGTTTGCGCCGCCCGGACGGCGGGTACCTGGTAAACACGGCAAATATTTACGTTGCCCGGCGTAACGGAAAATCGTTTCTATTGTCCGGCGTGCTGCATTATCTCATGACAATGAGCAAATACCGGAACGAAAACATTATCCTGGCCAGCTGCAAGGGGCAAAACGCAGAAATCTGTTTTGATGAGTTTGTAAAATTTATTGATAACGACCCGTACCTGGCGGAAACATACACTAACGTGAACCGGACCGCCTGCTGGGCCAAAAGCCGGATTACGAACAACAAACTAGAGATGTTCCGGACCGGGAGCGGCGCGAAGAAATCCCTGGATGGATTTACAAACCGGGTGGCGGTCATTGACGAAGAAATGTTGTGCGACGAAATCATTACAAAGACCATCCAGGACGGGCAAGGACACTATAAAGATAAATTGCTAGTGACGATGAGCACGGCCCAGTTTGAAATCGGCGGGACAAACCACAAAAAATGGTTAAGCCTGGAGAAAAATTTGCTAGAGGGCACGCTTCCGGACGAAAATTTTCTGTTTTTGTGCGAACCGGATAAAGAGGACATAGCAAAGAAAGACTTTTCTTCCATTAAGGTGTGGGGGAAAGCAAACCCGGTGCTGTTATTCCAGCAGGACGGGTACACCGTCAAGGATTACATTGAAAAATCCTACACGGCAAAGGCCCGGGCGGCGAACGAAGTTAAAGGGTTTGAGCTGCAATCTTTTGCGACAAAGCAATGTAACGTCTGGTATTCCGCGGAGGATCGCGGGCTGTGCACGTTTGAACAGATGAAAGCGTGCGGCGCGCCTGTTAGTTTTGCTGATATTGTTGGCAAAGGTTACAAAGATTGGTACCTGGGCATTGACCTGTCCCACACCCTGGATTTAACCTCCGTTTGGTTCGGAACCATCGTTAAGGAACAGGACGGGAAAATTCTAAAGGCCCGCAAGAAAAAAGGTAACGAGCGGATGTTTTGCCATGTCGTTTCGTGGATGCCCAAAAATAAATTACAGATGCACGTTGACGCCGATAAATTTCCGTACCGGGATTACGTGGACAAAGAGCTGTACCTCTGCACCGGCGGGGGCGGTGAAAATATTGACGCCGGGCAGGTCCTGGAATTTATCCGGGCGACCATGGAAAAATACGGGCTGCATTATGTGACCATTGCCGCGGACCCCTACGGGATCGCCGGTATCCAGGAGCAGCTGGCCGAAATGTGCGATACATTCATCTTACAGAACCAAAGCCCCAAGGCATTGAGTCAATACATCGAAATCCTGTCCGGACTTTGGAAAGACAAGTCGATTATTTACAGTGCCGGGAACGAAGATATTTTAGAAAAGGCCATAATGAACGCCGTCATGGTCAAGAATCCGACGGGCTATTACAGTCTGGAAAAAATCAGCTTGAGAGCTGACAGCAACGTGCGCATTGACCCGGTGGACGCCATGCTGACGGGATTTATTGCGCCGTATATCGATTGGAACCGGGGCGACGTTGACGGCAACGAAGCTGTGGACGACTGGTTGGAACTGGTAAGGGGTGAGTAAATGGTTACATTAGAAGAAGTAAAAGAATACTTAAACATCGTCGGGGGCGACGACGACAGAATTTTAAACCGGGAAATTGTCGCCGGGTACGGCTACCTGGAAGATGCCGTGGATGATTTCCAGGCAATCTATGATAGCAACGAAAATTTTAAGGCAAAGGCCGACGCCTGGGTGCTGGATTTCTGGATGCCAGACGCCTACGACAACCGGGAAGGCGGATGGGCCGAAGGCGGCGCCGGAATGGACCCCCGCGCCCGGGCCATGATTACCCAGTTGCAGCTGTATAGAAAGGAATGAGGGCATGGAAAATTTAACTTTAAATGGCACCGTTTTTGATTGCCAGGCAACGGATGAAGTTGTCGCCGGTATCCAGGGGGCCGCGGAAGATTACAGTCTGGACATTAACAGCCCGGGCGGCGACGTATTCGCCGGGTTAACTATAGTCAACGCCATCCAAAACAACGAACACAAGGCAACGGCTAACGTCCATGTAATGGCTGCAAGCATTGCCGCCATCATTGCCCTGGCCTGTGACGAAGTGGTAGTTGATGAAAACAGCGTTATCATGCTGCACAATTGCTGGACCGTTGCAGACGGGAACAAAGAGGAATTACAGAACGCCGTGGAAGCTATGAAACGGGTTGACGCCATCCAGCGGAATATCCTGGCCACCCATTGCCGGGACATTGACAAGGTGAGCGCAGCCATGGACGCCGGAGATTTTTGGATGACAGCCGACGAAGTCACAACGTAGTCGTTAAAAAGGTAGAACGCCCCGAAGGTTCCCTGGCTGCCGTAGGGAGCCTGTACGATCTTGTCATTAAATCCAGGGTAAAGGCCGACGAAGAAAATAAGGACGACGAACCGGAAGGGGGCAGCGATGATGAAACCGCGGAACCTGATGAAGGTGAGCCGGAAAACCCTGAACAGGATGACGACAAGGACGACGAAAAGAAGCCGGATCCGGATACTGGCAAAGATGATAAAAAGCCGCAGGCGTACGTTGTCGCACCCGCCCTAGCTGCTTTATTTGCCAGCGTGGACCGGGAACTGGAGGCGTAAATGTTTGAAAAAATCAAGGCTTACATTCGTGGCTATCCACCGACGAAACGGTACCGGAACCTGGCACCGGTAGGATACGGGCGCGCGTTTAATATCAGCCCTAACGCCGATGTTGTTTTTGCAACGTGCGTTAAAATTCTGGCACAAAACCTGGCCCAGTTCCGTTGGACGGTTTACCGTCCGGATTCCACCGCGGAACCGGCTGCCGGCCCGGGCAGCGCCACAGGGCTAAATTACCAGCCGTATCACGGGATTAATGCGTACGCATTTTGGGAATACATGGAGAAGCAGCGGCTTTTATATGGCAACGCGTTTGCGTATATCAAATGTGACCGAACCACAGCCGTTGCCGCCCTGGTTCCCCTTGACGCCGGGAGTATGCAAGTGGTGTGGGACGACGCCAATATCCTGGATGGAGGGCGGGACCTGGTTTACCGTTATACAGACCCGAGAAACGGCGAAACCTACACAATCTTGCCCGATGAAATCCTGCATTTTCGGGCGTTTTCTACTAACGGGATTTTAGGCCGCCCGGCGGGGGCCGTGCTTCTTGATACCTTGCAAGCCAACGCAGAAGCGGAAAGCGCCATCCGGAGTACCATTTCCAACGGGTTTTCCGGTACGATCGTACTAACGTATACGTCCGATCTGAGCAAAACAAAGCAGAAAGAGCTGCAAGCGCAGATTAAGGAGCTGCTGTCCAACAGCAACGCCACAATTTTGCCGCTGCCCGCCGGGATGCAGGCCAGCAACATTACAAACGACGTTGGGAATTATTACCAGATCGTTAAGGAGTCCAAGGCGGAAGATATTTCCGCACTGTTTGGTATCCCGCTGGCCATGCTGAATCGGATGGGCGGCACCGGTGCGGCAACGTTTTCGGCGTCGCAGATGATGCAATTTTTTAGCCAGACAATTGCCCCGATTTTGGAGCAATACGCGGCGGAGCTGTCCGTTAAGCTGCTGTCCGAACGGCAGCGAAACGCCGGGTTACGGTTCGGGACTGTGAACGACGTATTTGACACGTTGGATGCCCAAAGCAAGGCGTCCGTGCTGTGCAGCTACACGGGCGCCGGGATTTTAACCCCTAACGAAGCACGGGCAAGCCTGAAATATCCGCGGCTAGATACGCCGGAGGCTGATATGCTGACACAGCGGGGCGGCACCGGTGCCCTGGGTGACAGTCCGGGAGAGGAACAGGGAAACGAAGGAGGAGAAAATGGCAACAATCGATAAATCCGTAAAGTTTAAAGCGGGCGGCAAGGAGTACGCCGTGTGCTACCCACTGAAAGCCGTCATGGGAGCCGAACAGGAATTGCCCGGGAACAGCTTGTTTAAGGCCGTGGCCGTGGCAAGCCTGACGAATTTTTACATCATGTTGAAATGGGGGCTTATCGGTGGCGGGATGCCCGAGAACACCCCGGCGGAAATGTTTGACGAAATTTGGGCCGCTGCCCTGGCAGAGATGAGCGCGCAAGATTTATACATGAAAATCCTTGTGCCCGCATTGATGAAGTCCGGAACGTTCGGGAAGGTCCCAAAAAACCTGGCCCCGGGGACCAAAAAATAAAGTCCTATAATTCCGTTGCAGACCTTGCAACGGAATTGGAAAAAATTGCTTATGGAGAGCTGGACTTAAAGCCGTGGGAGTTTGAGCGGCTGACAGTTGGGGAGCTGGACGCCCTTTTTGAAGGGTATATGCGGAGGGTAGATCGGGAAGAAGATTTATTAATCAGACGCGTATCCCTACCCGTGTATCAGTCAATGTTAGGCAAGCACGCCCCCACCTATGAGCAACTGACCGCCTACAGGCGGAAAAACGAAGCGCCGGGGAAGATGGACCCCGCCCTGGCAGAGAAATGGAGGAAAATACTCAATGTTGCACTCCCTGGAATTAAAAAGGGAGCTGGCCGCAATCCGGGCCAGCCTGAAAAAGAAGGTTGAAAACCAGGAGCCGGTAAGCGCCGAAGAACAGCAGCGCCTGCAGGCCGCCCTGGATGAATACAAGAAAGCCGTTGCCGCCGAAAGTGCGGAGAAAGGAAGAAAACCGACCATGGAAAAAATTACTAGAGGAATGATTAACGCTGCCCTGAAAGATTTTTTGCGCGGCGACCGCGAGAAAATGAACCAGCTGGACGCCACCATGAAAGCCGCGTTCCAGGCAGCCGCCACCGGCCAGAATGGTGCTGTATCTGCTGACGGCGGCTTCCTGATTCCAGAAATTCTGCTGCCTATTGTCGAAAATGACCGGCAGGGCGTAGACCTGAGATCCATCGTGACCGGCGTAACCGTTGGCACCCGGTCCGGCAAAATCCCAGTGATTGACTACGCCAACCAGGCAGGCGTGACCCTGGAAGCGTTTGACGAAAACGCCGCTATCAAAGAGGGCAAGGCAGCATTTACCCAGCTGGCATTTACCCTGGCCAGCAAGGGCGCGCTGATTCCTGTGTCCAACGAACTGATTCGTGATAGCGCAACCGACATTGTGGCCCTGATTTCCACCTTGTTCAACCGGATTTACATCAACGATGTAAATAAGGACATTCTGACCCAGGCCGTTGCACCGAAGGACGTAAAGAAAAACACCGTCGCCGATTTCGGTACTGTGGCCGCTATCGATGAAATCAAAAAGGCCATCATTACTTGCCCGCTGGATGCAGGCGCCAACGCATCCGTCGTGGTCAACCAGAACACGTTCGCAGCAATGGCGCTGGCTAAAGACACCCAGGGCCGTTACCTGCTGGCACGGGATGCCAACAACGAAACGGTACGGCAGATTGAAAGCCGTCCTATCCACGTGGTAGAAGGGGCCGCCCTGGCTGATAATACGGCCGTGATTGGTGACTATCGGGCAATGTACCATATCGCGTACCCCGCTCTGGAAGTACAATCCAGCACGGAAGCAGGGTTCAGAACGAACAGCACCATTGTTCGCACCGTGGCCCGCTTCACCGATCTGAACACGTACGGCAAGGCGTTTACCGTCCTGACCAAGACCGGAGCATAAAATGTTCCGGCGCAACCCGGGCAGATTTACGGAAACCGTGAAGCTGATGAAGCCCAGCGCCCCTAAACGGGACGCCCTGGGCGGCGTCAGTGCAACGACCTATACGGAATTTTTAAAAATTCGGGCGCTTGTGACCGTCAAGAGCCAAAGCAAGCAGCAGATTATCGGCGATTATGTGACCGTTGACACACGTTATTTCCTGGTGAGGGACACCCGCAAAACGTGCCCGGACCTGGACAGCACGTGGCGCCTGGAATGGAGCGGCAAAGCGTATAAAATCAACGACGTGTTGCTGATTGACGAAAGCCGCCCGGCCTATGTGCAGATTACGGCAACGGCCATTACAGGGAGTGGGAAATTATGACGTACAAGTTACCATTTACCGCCATCAGCAAAGCCCTGTATGCTACCCTGAACGGGCAAGGGTTGGAGTGGTTTGACAGTGCCGTGCCGATTACGGAAATTGAAGATTATTTCCGGAGTCAGGCAGAGTTTGCCTACGGCATTTTGGGCGCGGCCGATATGGACGCGCGGGACACGAAGACCGGCCCCGTGTGGACCATGAGCATTAATCTGCAAATCTATAGCAATTACCGCGGCCGCAAAGACGTTGCCCAAAAGCTGGAAACGACGTTTTGCCGCCTGGTAAGCCCGGACGGACGGGAAGCATTAAACACGAGCTTAAACACTGACGGTTTTAACCTGGTGGACCTGACCGTTGGCGCCGTGTCCATCAGTTTGCCGATTGTAGGCGACGCGGGCGAGTGGCAAAACGGCAGCATTGACCTGAAAATCCGTGTAGGACAGTTAAAGGAGGAGTGATTTAAATGAGCGTTACTATTACGGCGGAAAATTTGCCGCAATTTGACGGCGCGACCGGTATTTCCGGCAAAAAGCGCCTGTTATATGTTAACTATGGGACAGGTGCAACGGCCGAGTCCCCGAAGTGGACTCTTATTGGCGGGGCGGAAGATTTCACCATGAGTCCGACCGTCAACACCCAAAGCAAGACCACCAAAGACAGCGGAGGTTGGTCCATCGCGGCTCCGACTGGCAAGAGTTTCGAAATTTCTTCCAAGCTGGTGGCGATCGCGAACGACGTTGGACAGAACGTCCTGAAAGCTTTTGTTTATGACGACAACTGCACCAATAAAAACGCGCTGCAATTTGCTTATGTGGACGTAGACAGCAAGGAATATATGCAGTTTACCGCCGTTGTTACCAGTTTTGAAGAAACCAGCGCCGCCGAGGATCTGGTGGAATACAGCATGAAAGCCACCGGCACCGGCAAGCCTGAAACGAAAACAGGGTTTACGGCTGGTGAATAACTGAACAGGGCCGCCACCGCGGCCCTTCTTTATTATTATTTGAGGTGATCGCGCGTGGAAACCATTGCAGAGTTGAGGGCAAGAATCCAAAAATATACCGACGCAGGGTTTACCGCGGACGTTGTGAGAGCCGCCCGGGAAGCACAGAACGCGACCTGCGACTATATCATGCGTACCCATCCACAAACGGGGTTTGGTGGTATGGAAATCGCACAATATATCCAAAAAGGGAAATTTAAGGTTGAAAATGTAGGCGTGGTAAAAGCCACGGTTTACGCAAATTATTTTGCCAGGTGGTACAACACAGGTGCCTATGGACGCGTAATCCGGAAACGAGGACCGCGGCAGGGAATGAAAGGCCCTGAATATGCACCGCACGGCGCTTACTTTGAGAAAAACGCGCAAGCGATTGAAGAATATTATACGAATTACCTTTTAAATTACTTAAAGAACCACATTGACCTGTAGGAGGTGAGAAAATGGCCGACGCAAAAATCAATCTGGAAACCATCGCCAGCGATGAAGGACTTAAACGGCTTAATACGGCCCTGGCAGATGGCGCTCAAAGAGCTGCACAGCTCCAGAGGGAGCTGAAGAACCTGGAGAAAGAAACACAAGCCGGGACGACGGCCACAGCTGAACAAGCCGAAACCATGAAAACCCTGCGAGTCGAGCTGCAGGAGCAAAAGCAGGCCAATTCCGAATACGCAAAGGCAATCAAGGAAACGGTCTCTAGCTTGGGCGAAGTGAAGCAAGAATCTGGGCTTTTAGACAGCGTCATGTCTCAACTATCCGGACAGATGGGGATTGGTGAGCAGGCATTTTCTTCCCTTACTGTGGGTGCGGGCATGTTCGCTGCAAGTCTAGCTACGGAAGTCGCTAGCGCCCTGGCTGATTTTGGTCGGAAAATCGTAGAACTTGGACTTGATGCAGAGCATGGTGTTGCGCAGTTCAATGCAATGGTGAACTCGACAGTTGGCGGCGTCGAATCAATGAAGCTCTTCAATACGGTTTCCCGCGACACCTACGACTTTGAGAGTGTCAAGGAAATGGGCATCGACCTCATGAACGTCGGTTATAGCGCCAACAACGCCGCCGCTATGATTAAGCTCTGCGCCGACACGGCTGCAGGCCTCGGGAAAGGCGAACAGGGAGCAAGGAAGCTCGTTGAGATCTTGTCCCGTATGCAGTCGACCGGTGAAATGTCGAGCCGCCAAATGATTGCCCTGCAGCAGTCCGGGATGGATATTGATAAGGCTTTTTCCTCCGTCGGCATGACGGCAGAGCAGGCCATGGAGGCCATGGACAACGGAACCTTGGACGCCCAAACGGCGGTTGAAGCCCTCACCAGCTATATGAAGTCCGAGTTCGATGGCCAGATGCAGAAGTCCAAGGAAAATATTATCGACGAATGGGGCGATGTCGAAGGGAACCTTTCGGCAATCTGTGGTTCCATCGGAGCGGCCATCTTCGAAGCCTTTGACAAGTCTGGTATTGTCCAGACCCTTGTTGACTTTACGCAGGACTTATTGGACCTTGTTTGGAGCGATGGGACAAGCGCTTTCAGCGAATTAGGAGCCATTGCTCAATTCGCTCTGGACGTCATCAATACGGGACTTCAGATTGTTTTTGGCGCTGTCAAAGTCGTTATCATGGGTGTCTATTCCTTCATCAACGCCTGGCGGGATGCAGGGGCCCGCATTGCTAATTTTTTGACTCCTATCCTGTCACCGCTGCAAAAGATTTGGGATCTTGTTTCCAGCATCGTTAGTGCCCTTGGTCATCAAGTCGGTGCCGTGGTTAATAATGCCTGGTCTAACACGGTTGGGGATGTTGTTCGCACACCGGATTTTGATGACGGACGTACAAACCATTTCCATACGGCACGCCGGGCACCCAAGGCGGCAGCCGGTGGCGGCAGCGCGGGCGGCACGGGAAGCACGCCCCATGAAGCCGCCCCGAGAATGAGCCAGGAGGAGCGGGAACAGCAACGGCAGGTCGACGCGCTAATTAAGAAATCCACTGACTGGACAGCCATTAGGCAGGCCGGTGAAAAGTCCACGATCGAGCTGATGAAGGTCCGGGCAACGATGCTGACCGGCGAAGCCAAAGCGGACGCCGACCGGAAAGTCAAGTTAGCTGAATATAAAAAACAGTATGATGATTTAATTGACAGCTACGAAAAAGAAATCAAACTTGCCGAACATATCCAGGACGGAGAAACGCGGCAATCCGTGGCCGACCGTATCAGCGAGCAGGAAGCAGCCGCCAAAGACCTGTACGAAGCACAGATCGAAGCGCTGCAATATTCCGAACGGCTGAAACAGCAGCAGGCGAACAGCAAAGAGTTAATGAGTACGTTTGGGGCTGACCCGAACAGCATTAAAGCATACATTGATGCCATTAAAACTAGCGTAACGGATGCAATGGCAGAGATTGACCAGGCAATGGCAACGGCAGGCGAGGACCAGGAAGCAGGCATTAACGGCCTGGCAAAGGTCCTGGGGATGAATCCCGAAGCCATTAAAGAAGAACTTGCAATGAAAAACGAAACGTTGCAAGAGTTTGTAGATAACTACAAGCAAAAGCTTGTCGACGCCGGGGAAGCCGAAACAAACCAGGTCAAGAATACGAAAAACTGGAAGGATGCCATGGTGAGCTACTGGCAAGAAGCGGGTAAATCCATGGGCGAAGCCTTTAGCAGTATTTTAACCGGCACGAAATCCGCAGGCGCTGCCCTGGGCGATTTCGTCAAGACGATTTTTCAAAATGCCTTGAAAATCGCAACGGAATGGCTGGGCCTGTTCGCAATCTATAGCATTGTCGGCGACCCGAAGCTGGCAGCCCGCTGGGCAGGGCACACCTTGTTTGGTATGGATTTCGGCAGCAAGACCAAGGGCAAGTTCGGGTTTGCCACCGGCGGCGACGTTGCCGGTCCTGGCACGGGAACGAGTGATTCCATTCCGGCCATGCTGTCCAACGGCGAGTACGTCATTACGTCCCAAGCGGTTAACCGCATTGGGCGGGATAACCTGGACGCGATTAACGCCGGGCGTGTGCCGGACCTGGGCAGCAGCGGCGGCGTTACAGCGATTTCCGGCGGCAACGTTACGTTGAACGTGTCCGCGGTTGACGCGTCCGGTTTCAGCGCATTTTTACAGCGCGGCGGCCTGGATGCCATCAAGCAGGCATTGTTTGATAACAATAGGAATTTTGCCGCCGATAGTGGGGTGTGGTGATGACTTAAAAAAATTTCCGCAGGAAATCAAGCATTTAACATGGAACAGCAAATTTAAGCAAAAATGGAGCACGCAGGTACAGACGTCCGGATCCGGAATGGTCCGGACGTTAACCAATCAGCTGTACCCGCAATGGACTATTACGGAAACGTTCGGGCTGCTGGATGATGATACTGCTGACAAGCTAATGGCATTTATTGCCAGTGTCAAAGGCGGGTACGAGCCGTTTTTGTGGTTAGACCACACATTAAACCGGGAAACAGGGCGGGCATTGCCCGTCATTGTGCCCGGGAAATACCAGGCCGTTTGGAGCCTGGACGGCTACGTGGAACCGACTGAGTACATCGAGGATGTAGTCGTTTACGTTGACGGCAAAAAGCAAACAAGCGGGTACAGCGTGTCCGCCGGTGTAATCAGTTTCTCAACGGCACCGGCAACAGGGGCCGTGATCACGGCCGATTATACATACTGGTTTAAAGTCAGATTTTCGGATGATGGAGGAGAGTTAACCCGGGTTTTCGAAAATGTTAACAATTCCTCCAGTTTTAAGATGGATGTGGTGAGATGAAACAGGTAGACGCGAGCCTGACGGCTTACCTAAATACACAAAAACAAATACAGAGTTGTGACCTGTACGACATTATTCTGGCCAACGGAAACCACTATTACTATACCGATGCGGATATTGACATTAACAACGGCGGCACGGTTTACCAGCACGAGAAGCTGCTTTTTAAACGGCAGCAAATTAAATTAAATTCCACGTTGACCGTGGACACGTTGAGCGTCACCATTTATGCCTGTAAAACCGACATGATCGAGAGTAAGCCCATCATGCAGGCCGCGCTGGACGGGACCATGGACCGGGCACGGCTGCATTTAAAACGCTGCTTTTTCCGGGACGGTGCCGTCGTGGGCACGGTGGACCTGTTCTCCGGGAAAATCGAAATCAAAAACGCGGGCGGGTTACAGCTGCAATTATCCATCAAGGCGGAAACAAGCGGGCTAAACATGAATTTCCCCATCCGGAAGTATTACCCGCAGGGGAGCTTTTCCACCGGGTCCGGCGGCGTGGTCACGGCTTCCAGCACGGACAGTAGCGCAGTAATTGCGCCCTATATCCCGCGCAAGGAGGTGTTGCTATGAGCGACCAAGGCGACCGGATCGCCGCTGCTGCTTTAACATGGTTAGGTACGCCCCACGTAAACGAGGGTAAGGCCAAAGGGCACGGCGTGGATTGCGGTATGCTTTTAATTTGTAGCCTGGAGGACGCCGGGCTGGTGGGGCGCGGCGAAATCAAAGTTAAGCATTATTCCAATATGTGGCATTTAAGCCATGGAGAAGAATGGTTTAAATCCATCGTGGAGAAATATTGCAATAAAGTCGACACCATGGAACGGGGCGACTTCTTGCTGTATCAGTACGGCCGTTGCGTCAGTCACGGCGGCGTTTACATGGGCAACGGGATTGTATGCCATGCCCGGGTGGAACAGGGCGTTATTTTGTCCTCCGTTGACGATGTAGATTTTTTGGACGCCCGCGGCAAAAGCCGCCTCCGCGGCGTTTATCGATTCAGTATAAAGAAGCGAAACGAGGTGAGGGCGAATGGGGCTATTTAGAGGTCGGACCGTAACGACACGGGCCAACAAAATTAGTGATTTTACCGTTGCAACGGCCAGTTATGGCGGCGCAGTACCCGTCGTATACGGCACCAGCCGCCTGGCTGGCAACGTGATTTATTACGATGATTTTACGGCCCACGAGCACCGGGAAACGCAGCGGACCGGGAAGGGCGGCAAAAGTAAATCCGTGTCCATCACGTACACGTACACCGTTGCCGTCATCCTGGGACTGTGCGAGGGACCCATCCACAGCATTGGCAAGGTGTGGTTGGGAAAAGATGTGTATCAGTATCCATCTGACCAAATCGGTATGACGTTATACGACGGGAGCCAAAAGGCGCCCTGGCCATACGTCCAGGGCAAGCACCCGGACAAGGCGTTGACGTACGAAAACCTGGCATATATGGCGGGCGTTATCGACCTGGGCGACAGCGGTTCCATGCCCGACTATAATTTCGAGGTGCGAGGGATGCTGACCGACACCGGCGACGGTACCGATGCAAACCCCGCCGACGTAATCCGTGATATTCTGGACAAGGTGGGGCTGTCCAGTGTCGAGATTATCGGCCTGGACACCTATAGAAAGTATTGCCGTGAAGCTGATTTACTGATTTCCAGCCCTACGGACACGACCGAAGCCAAAGCCGCCCACGACATTATCAACGAGCTTATGACGTTGACCAATGCGTATATGTTTTGGTCTAACAATAAATTTAAAATCGTGTGCAAGGCCGACCGGCCGGTGGGTAGCTGGGCACCGGATACCACCATCCAATACGATTTAACCGCTGATGATTTTTTAGAGAGCAACGGCGTCCTGGTTACGTGCCAGCGCAAGGACAGCAGCGAAATATATAACCGTTTTCCAGTAGAATTTATTAGCCGCAAAAACAGCTATGAAACGGAAACTGTTGCATACGAATTAAAAGACGACATCGCGGAATACGGCCTCCGGCAGGCCAGCAGCACGACGGCGCACTGGTTTTACACGAAGGAACGGGCCGTTAAGGTTGCTGAACAGCTGGCAAGGGACGCCCTGTACGGACGTAACAAATTTACATTTAAACTGGATTGGGCCTTTTGCCGCCTGGAAGTGGGCGACCTGGTGACGTTGACCGACAGCGCCCTGGGCCTAGATAAAACACCGGTAATGATTGACAGCGTCACGGAAAACACGGACGGCACCTTGACGTTTACCGCCATTAGCCGCCCGCCCATGAAAGCAAGCAAACCGGCGTATGATGTGCATGAGGGCGACCGGCCGTATATCGACTATAACGCCGACGCGCCCGATACGGATACACCGCTGATTATGCAGCCGCCCGCGGAGCTGACCACCAGCGGCCTGGAAGTGTGGATTGGGGCCAAAGGCAAGGGAGACCTGTGGGGCGGCTGTGAGGTCTACGTTGCCGACGACGGGACGAATTACCGGGCGGCGGGGACCATTGCCAGCAGCGCCCGGGTGGGGACCCTGGCTAAAAGCATTAAGGCAACGGATACCAGTGTGGAAGTGGCCTGCAACGGAACGTTTTTATCCGGCAGTCAGCAGGACGCGGAACGCGGCAACACGCTGTGCTGGATTGACGGCGAATGTTTGAGTTACCAGGGCGCCACCTTGCTGGATAACGGGCACTGGAAACTTGACGGCTGTATCCGCGGGCAGCACACGACCACGGCCGCAGCCCATGACGCCGAGGCACAGTTTGCGCGCCTGGATGCAAGTTTACTCCGTATCCCGTTTTTAAGCGAGGACGTGGGCAAGAAGGTATACTTAAAGTTTGTTTCCTTTAATGTATTCGGGGCCGGTGTACAAGACCTGTCCGCAGTTAAAGCGTACGAATATACCATTAAGAAATACTATATCCCGGCCGTTAAAAACGTGCGGGCTTACAATCGCTACCGGCACCTGGCGGACGGCGTGAGCCGGTATGACGTAGTGGTCCAATGGGACCCGCCAGACCTCGAAAGCTATGCAGCCGGGCAAGTGTGGTACAGAACTAACGCCGGACAGGTGCAGGATTTAACGGCCATTAGTGGAGTACCGGCAAGCGAGCTGGGTTATTACGGCAAGTGGATTTTCGGCGGGCAAGGTAAAAACGAGGTTGTAATCCCCCAGGCTGTGGTGGGCGATACCTATGAAATTGCGGTTACTACCGTCGATAAATGGGCCGCAAGCACGGATCCCGACCTTGCCCCGAAGGTTAAGATTACCGTTGCCATGCGTACCATGGTCCCCAACACGCCGGACGGATTCATCCTAGCATTTGGCAAGACGGCGACGGCCACGGGGAACGAAGTCACGAACACCGACGTGATGTATTACGAAATCCGCCGGGACAACGCCCCGGGGGCTGAAACGGCTGGCCTGCTGGCCCGAACCAAAGGAACGTCCGCAAACGTTGCACTGAACGCCCGGTCCGGGCGGCTATATCTGTTTGCCCGGAATGCCCTGGGTAAATACAGCGTCCCGGCGGTGCTGGATTATAACAAAGCGGCACCCGGGAAACCCGACGCGCCGACTGTTAAAAACACCATGACGGGATTTTCCGTTGCCGGGCAAGGTATCCCGGCGGACGCCATCGGGATGATGGTATACATCAATGACGGCGACGCGGTAAAAACCGAAAATCCGGTCATGAGCTACAACTGCGAGCCGGGCATCTATGATGTAGCCATTGCCTACTACGATATGTTCGGGGCCGGGGAAAAATCTGACACAAGCCGGACGACGGTAAAAATCATCATTGATGAATCGAATATCAAGGACGAGGCCATCAGTCTGAAAAAGGTTGACCAAACCATCAAAGATGCCGTGAAAGAAGCCCAGGGAATCTCCGGCAAGGTGGCCGAAATCAAGAAGACCGCTGATACCATCCAAGCTACGGTAGCAGACGACAAGAAGGAGCTTGCAAGCCAGATTGCCCAGAACAGCGATAAAATTACATCCGTTGTCACTAATTTGGGAGATGCGGCAAAGGCCAAAGAAGCCTATAGCGCCATTGCACAGATGCAAGATGATATTGCCTTGCGGGTAAAATCTGGGGAAGTGGTTTCCCAGATTAATTTAAGCAAAGAGGGCGTCCAGATTGACGGGAAGCTGCTGCACGTAACCGGGGAAACAGTGTTTGATAAAAATGTTGTCGTTAAAGACATGATACAGGCCGGGGCTCTCACCGCCGATAAGATGAGCGTGGACAGCCTGTCAGCCATCACGGCAAACGTCGGCAGCTTAAAAGGCGGCACCATTACCGGCACGCAGATTGTGGGGACGAACTTAAAAAACAGCTCCGGCAGTTTTACCGTCGACGACAGCGGCAACATCTACGGAGCCACGTTAAAATCCGGCACCATCGACGGAAATACCATCCGTATCAACGGGTACAACGTGCGAGCTGTCACCATCATGCGTGGCATCTTATGGGCAGATGATGACGTTAATAACGGGTGTGTCACCGTGCCACTGCCTGCTGGTTATACCGAGGACCAATGCATTTGGGGATGCTATACACAGGGCAGTTATAAGAGCAACGACAACTGGTACGACTGGGAACAGCCTGTCCAAGTGGCATCAACGCAGCGACCTGGCATAAGCTTCAGGAAGGACGTAAACGACTACCTAAAACAGGCTTATGGGAGCAGGATTTACTATTGTGATAACCGCGTCAAAGACCACTGGGTGGCCTACTGGATTATAGGAGTCAAATAATGATTTACTACTTAATCGACGACAAAACCAAACGATGCTATGGGTTTGCCGACCAGATGCCGGGGCCAGTAGATGGTACTACGGTTTTTGGGAGAGAAGCCATTGTGGATAATCCCCACGACTATGTGCTGAAGGATGGGGCTTTAGTCTACGACCCGCCCAAGGAGGTGAAAGCATGAAACGACAAGCATATCAGCACCCCGAACTCCGGGATGCAAACGACAACATTATCCAAGAGGGGACTTACGGCAAAGAGTCCCCTCTGGTCAATTCGACGAATGACGGCGTGCTGGACTACATCAACAACAACCTCGAAGCCCTGCACGATAATATCAACGGCTCTCGTATTTACGTAGCCAACAAAGCCGCATTACCTGCTACAGGCGATTTATCCGCTATGTACATCGCAGAGGATACAGGCAAGTGGTATCTTTGGGACGGCACGAAGTACATCGAAACGGACAACGCCCGGAAGATTGCTGACGAAGCCATGGCCGCTAGGGATGCCGCAAAGGCCAGCCAGACGGCGGCAAAAACGAGCGAGAACAACGCCGCCAGCTCTGCTTCTGCGGCGGCTGGCTCTGCAACGAACGCCGCCAACAGTGCCAGTGCCGCCGCCACGTCCGCCACGGCTGCTAAGAACAGCCAGACGGCAGCAGCAGCCAGCGCAAAGGAGGCGTCCAGCAGTCAATCAGCGGCTGCGGACAGTGCCACCAATGCGGCCAACAGCGCAAGGGAACAGCAATCTGACTGGAATGTAACGGACACGACGAGCAAGGCGTTTATCAAGAACAAGCCGGATGTGGTTTTAAAATCTGGCCTTGCTTCCTCTGTGTCTACTTCCTCTCTTACTGTAACTGGCGATACTTCCGTCCCTACAGCTAACGTAGGGAACGCCACCAGCACAATTGCAAGTACAGCGTTTGTGTCTAAGTCCCTTGATGAAGTGGAACAAGCCGTTGCCGCTTTATTCGTCAAAAAGTCCGCCCTTTCCACTTCTGTTTCCACCACATCCCTAACCGTGACCGGCACAACCTCTGTCCCCACAGCTAACGAGGGCAACAGTTCTAAGGCTATTGCAAACACGGAATTCGTGGCGAAGTCCATCTCCGCCCTTGTCAACGGCGCACCCGACCAATTAAACACCTTGAACGAACTGGCAGAGGCTCTGGGTAACGATTCCAATTTTGCCGCCACAGTGACGGCAGAGCTGGCCAAGAAGCTAAACAGCGCCGAAGCAGAAAGTACGTACGCCACCAAGACGGAAGCCGGGGTGCCATACCAGATTAAGCGCAACACCGCATATAAAGTGGGTGACGTACTGACCTCTCCCAGCCTTCCACCGGGGTGCGTAATCGTCGTTACGCAAGCAGGAACGACGGGTAGCACGGAGCCGGATTGGGCAACGATTAAGAGTAACATGGGGGGGGGGAATTAGGGATAACACTGTAACGTTTTATATCAACGATACACTGAGCAAGCACAGTATAGGCGATATTGTCTACAAGCCAACGACAAAAACGGGAGAACATGAATATCTCCTGCCGTTGGACGGGCAGACAATCGACGGTGATAAATATAAACGGCTGGTGGATTATCTGGGGACGGCGACATTGCCGAACCTTAACGGGCGCTATCTGAGAGCGGACACCACGCCGGGGCAGATGGTGGAAGCGGGATTGCCGAACATCACGGGGGGAGCTCATGCGTTGGTAGGGCCGAATAGCCGCCTTGCGTGGGATACGAAAGACGCCACTACTGGCCTTACCGGCTCGTTCTATGCGAGTGGGAAGTACGGGTCCTGTGCTAGTGGGACAACAACTAACGGAGAACCCCTTCCCCATAGCTTGTATTTTGACGCTTCCCGTTCGTCCGCCATCTACGGCAAGTCCACCACCGTAACCCCGTTGACCTATACCGTGCGAGCATATATCTGTTACGCATGAAGGAGCAAACATGAATGAATTTACTGACGGAACCATGACGGGGAACGCACTGTCCATGGTTGACATGGAGAAGCGGCTGGAAGCATTGCCAACAACGGAAAAGGTCAATGAATTAATCAAACATGCGATTGCTGACCTGCTTAATAGTGGCGATGTAGCCGTCAATGGGACACAATTTAAATTTGTAGCTTACAATAAGATTTCCAATGCTTCCACGTGGAACAATTTTACATATACAGCGAAAGAATCTGGATGGTACAGTATGTATTGTTCGGGTCCTAAAAGTGGAACGGGTTCGGCATTTATAAGAATTAATGATACCAGAGCCAAAGAGTCCAGAGTGAACGGCAACGGCGCAAGAGATATTTGCCCCGGCCCTATCTGGGTGAAGGCCGGAGAAACGATTCTCTACGGCTGTATTTATTTTGGAGAATGTGAATTGCACGTAGTCACAAGGGAGGTATAACACATGGCACCAATCACTGACGGAACTTGTAAATTCGTAGTTACAAAATCGGGGGAGTATTACCCGGAACTGTAACAGCATTTTCGGGGACGTTTAAAGACGGCTACCCGGTAAATAAAAACACGGGGCTAGTTGACAAGGAGTGGCACTTGTGCGACGGGACGAACGGAACACCGGACTTGCGAAACCGCTTTATCTACGGCGGGGACGGCACGAATGAAGGAAGCACGGGCGGAAATAAAACCGTTACATTAACGAATGATAATCTTCCGCAAAGAACTGTTGTCTCGCTGAACAAAAAACGTACAGGCGGGGAGTGGGAAAGTGTGCCATGGAATTCACAGACTTATCCGGAGTATGGAGCCACGTGTTTGTTTGATATGTATATCGGAGGTGGCAACGTAAAGTTCGAACAGCCAATTTCCGTCCTTCCTCCGTACTACGTCCTCGCCTTTATCATGAAACTCTAAAGGAGATTACAACGTGAACGACATCATTATCGAGGGATTAAGCACAGTTATTAGCCTTGCCGTGGGCGGACTTATCGGCTACGTCGTGGCATACGTTACAGGACTGAGGGCAATCCGCAAAGGGATGCGGCTCATCCTGCGGGCTTCGCTGAATGATATGTACGCCCGCTTTCAGGTCATCGCACCAACGGTCGAAGAAAAGCAGGTTTTTGAGGAGATGTACGGCGTGTATGAGAAGCTAGCTGAAAACGGGGTCATGGCAGCCAAGCATGACGAGGTGCTCCACATGGCAGAAGAGGTCCGCAAATGAAGCGGCTGCAGAAAACGCTGCTAGACCTTTTAGGCTCCATGGGAAGGATGAAAGTAAAGGGCCTGCCGCGGGCCCTTGTCATCACCATCATGCTCCTCATCATCGGGAGCGTCCTACTTTATTTAGCTGGATGGGGGTGGCTGTGGTGGGCCAAAGGGCAGGTGGACCTGCCGGCCCTGAATATGCTGATCCAGACCATCACCAGCATGGCGTTCGTGGCCGCTATCG